TGTATCGTTTTTTCTTTGATCTATAAGTTCACTCTGTTGAGTTCCTTGCATTTTTGTTCTTTTGTCTTTTCTATCTTCTGCGCTATCAACATTTGCTTTTTCAGCTTTAGCTCTCGCCTCTGCAAGTTGCATATTATACTGAAATTCCATAGCCATAAGTTCTTTTTTAATTTGAGCCTCTGTTTGTAGTCGTTGAATTTCAAATTGAGATTTTGCTTGTTCAATATTAACTTTTTCTTGAGTAAGCGCTTGTTGTTTTTGAACTTCAGCCATAGCCGCTTTTTCACTAGCCTCGGCGTTTGCTTGGGCTTGAGCTTGGATATTAGCCATTTGCTGTTGCTGCATTTGTTCAGCTTTTTTCTTTTTTCTTAATTTAATAAGTTCATTAGCTAACTTTAAATTGTTTATTTGTCTTACATCTATAACATCATCTAAATCAATACTACCACTTTGTAAAGCTATTTGTATGTTTTGTTCAAGTTGAGCTTTTTCTTCTTCATCTGGTTCTAGTTCTAAATAAATACCAAAATCATGTAAGTTCAATAATTCTATTTCTTTTAAAACCTCAACATTAAAACTAGAAATACTTTGCATTAATGAGTTTTTTGTTAAAGGATAATGTAAAACATCATTTATTTTTAATGATACATTTTCACAAGTTCTTAATGTCAAATAATTGCTTGCTTGATTTATGTGTCTTGTGGCAACATTAGAAGCATTTGCGGCCATTTTTTGAAGACCAAGCAAGGCGTCTTTGTCTGGATTACTACCGTCGCGAGCTTCGTTAAGTCCTGTAACGTCGCGTATCATTTGTAAATAATACTGATATGTTTGTATTAATGATTGAATTTTAGCTTGTCCAGATGACGACGTAAGTTCTTGTACTGGTACTTTACCTCTATTTAAATCTCCGTCCTGAGTTAATGATCTACCAACAATACTACCAGTTTGAAAATACATGTTTAATGCCTCTGCAGGATTGTAATTTGTGCCATTTCCAAGATCAACCTCAGCTAAACCGTCCATATCTAAAAATACACCATCAGGTATAATTCTAGACATTACTTGTTGTAGTTTTAAATGTGTTAACTGAATCATATCAGCAAAACCAGTTATTCTACTAACCAATGAATCAATACGACCTTTATATAATCTAGGCGCACAAATATTGTAATTCATCACAACCTTAGTAGTATCAGCAAATGGTCGCGTCATGTTTTCAGCCAACTCCCATTTTAACATTGTGTTTGTACCCATTACTTTAGCGCCACTATATAAAACTTCTATAGTTCTATATACTCTTTCAAAATTATCGTTTGGTGGCGGGTTAAACTCATCTGTTTTTTCTAGTGACTTTTCTAAACCAGTATCTGTTTTTTTAATTTTAAAAACCTGGTTCATATATGTTTTGTATTCAAAATATAAAACCTGAACAGTGTTTTCATCATAATTACCCCAGCCACTAATATATTGACGATTACCAGGCATTTGCTGTATTTTGTACAGTTCTTCTTCTGAAATAAGTGGAAATTGTTTTTTTAGTTCTGGTATTGTGATTGCTTTTACTTCGCCAACGTAATAAACATCATCAAAATTAGGATCTTCCGTATATGAATAAACCATATAAGCAGGATCAACATAATCTATAGTAATTCCGTTTGAAACATTAAAATTAGTTTTAACAGCACTAATACCAAGCACTGTTAAATCATAGTTTAGTCTTTTACGAATATTATCGTATTTATTATTTTTTAAAACATTATTTATTGCTTCTTCTTCGGCAATTTCAACAGCTTGCTTATAATTAAGCTGCATATGTATTTCAACTTCATTTTCATTTTCTGGCAATTGATCTAATGGAATTCCAGATTTAGATATGTTAACCCCAGCCATTTCTTTAAATTGAATTATACCGGGTTTAGCATACATATCATTGATTAAATTACTAGCATAATCAATTCTTTTCTTTAAAGCCTCTGGATCTTGAGCAAACGCTTTTATATCATATGTTTTTTGAGATATTCCATTTACAACAATATCTACAAACTTAGAAATAACAGGCACTGGTTTCCAGTCTAAGTTCAAATAAGACAAATCACCATTAATAGACAACTCGTCTTTATATTTTTGAGCAGATTGTTCTCCTCTCGCGTATAACCTTAACTGATGAAAGTTATTCCAGTTTGTTTGATAGCGATTTTGATTTGTTCTTCCTTGATCAAACCACTCTTGTTCAATTGCTCTCGACACCTGCAAACCGTAATCATAACTAGCTTTTTCGGCATCACTAACAACTTGGTTAGGAAAAGAACTATTAGTATTTGTGTATACCTTCATTTATTCTATTATTTTAGACACAAGACCCTTGTTGTCATATCTTTTAAATCCTAAATTATAATTTTCTCTTTTAACTGGTGCTACTGGAACATATAAATGTTTGTTACAAGCCATAATAGCTAGTCCAGAGCTAATCGAAGCATCGTGTTTTGTTCTATTGTTTATATTAAATTTTGCCCAATCTTCTAATGTTCTTTGGAAATATACATCACCATAACCAGGGTTTAAAAACCCAACATAGTTTTCTATATATGTTTCTATGGCCGATGCGTGAGCTTGCTTTATATCTTCACTTGAGTTTGGTATTCCACCAATTTCTCTTTCTGTAGTAGATAGTTTATTCCAAACTTTATCTGGTCTATTCATTGCAAAACCTCTGTAACCTCTTCTTTTAAAGTGATATAAAAGTCTAGGTTTATTATTTTCAGCAAGTATTGGCATGCCGTAAAAAATACAAGCCATTAACACGTCTTCGAAAAATATTTCAGCTGTTTGTGGTCTTGATATATATTCTAAGAAAAACATACTAGGTGGTACATCTTCCATTGAAAATTTAGTAAGACCGTGTAGTGAACCATTTGATCCTCTACCATCTACAGTTCCTGATATATCATATGGGTCACATCCAAAAGCACCACAATGTTCGTTACCTGGATATTTAGTACCGTTTTTAACTATAACTTTATTTTGCAAATGCGAAGGTGGTACCCAACTAATTTTAAACCTACCATCTTTGTGCGGTACAAATAAAACTCTAGTGTCTTTTTTACCATTCTCCCACTGAAAACTTCCAGTAGTAACCATTGAAGAGTTATTTACGTCTTCGTTATAATCTATTTGCTCATATATTCTAGTGAGGTTAAACAGTGATTGTTTTGTCTCATCTCTAAAAGCGTGTTGTTCTGTTCTTGGAAACTGTCTGTAGAATTCATTTAAAGCGTCGTTATCTTGCTTTAAACCATCAACTTCGTTTTGCCAATAATCAACTACACCTAAATCTATTTTAGACCCATCTGGCGCATTAGCTGGTTCTGTTGGTGTGTCGAATACAGGTGTTCCATGAGAATCAATGTATCCTTCGTAGTTCCATTCCATAGGTATGAACAAAGAATATAATCCCGAGCGAGTCTGTCCATTGGCGTTTCGTTTAGTAACGTCTGAATCATAGTAAAGTTTTTTGAAATTATCCCCACCTTTATCAAGCGCATTACTAGTTGAGCCCATCATACACTTACCAATGATCCTTGACCCAAGTCTGAGCGTTGTTTTTGTTACGCGCCAGTTATTTAATATGTTGTTTGGTCTTTCCCACTTACCGCTTTCATCGTGAACTAATAACCTTAGTTTTTCACCATCATAAGAGTTGTCACCAGTATTTTTCCAGTCAATAGTTGTATCAAGACCTTCTAAATCTTCTAATTTTTCATTTGTATCTAATTTACGTCTTGTAAATTTCGACGCTGGTACTCTATACGCTAATTCTGTTTTTGGACGGTCCATACCGTCTTGTATTGGTTTAAAGAAGAAAGGATAGTTAACCGAGATTGGCACTACTTTATCTGTAAACATTTTTTTAGCATCAGGTCCAGACTTTGATAATATACCATAGCGTGAATCACTTGATATTGTAGCTTGGTTTACTGTTTCACCTGAAGCCATAAATGAAAAACCAGAACGACGGTTCTTAAGGTAACACATACCGTAACACCTGTTATCAGCTTTACAAGCCTCCCAAAATATAAAGAACAATCTATTTGCTTCTCTAAAATCCGGCTTACCAACATCAATCTTGCTCCATTGCAAATACATATAGTGTGAACCAGTTAAGTAAGTGGCTTTACCTTTATTGTAAAACCAAAAACCTTCATCACGACGTTTAAACTCAGCATCTATGTAGTCGTACCACTTTTCTTGGAACTCAGGTGGATATTCACGCCAGTCAAATACTGTTTTAATTTTATTAAGCTCCTTAGGATATTCAGTATATTCCCATTTATCAGAGTCAAACGTTGTTACGTTATCATCTTTTGGCAAAGCTATAGTTAAACCCTGTATTTCATAGATCTCACCTATTTTACCAGTTTTACTAATAACAACTACATCGTGCTCCTTGTTGTAACCATATTCCCACTTGTTATAGCGGTTTAACTTACTGATTACCTTAGGATTAATGTGATCGTCTAATATTTTATATAAAGTTTGCTGATACATTATTTAGATCTCCCTTCTGCAAAACCTTTGAAAGACTTAGGTTTTTCTTCCTTTTCTTCTTTTGGTTTTTCATTTAGCATATCTTCTTCGTCTTGAATTCTATTTAGAATTTCAAAAGCATCAAATACAGCTAGCTTTTTAGTAGCGGCAGCATTCTTAAGTCTGTCAGCTGAAATATCATCACCTGAGTCAACGATCTTTTCTTCTGCTACCTTAATTAATTCCTCAACTGCTCTTCGCCCAGCTTGGATTATTTTCAATTTCGTCTCCTTGGTACTCATACTTAATTACAATATCATTTGATTTCATACAATATAATCGCTGATCATCTACAATAAAATCAAATTCTCCATAAGGAGTATACCCAACTAGATCACCAGGACTTATTTTAAGCGCTTCTAAGGACTTATTACCATACTTTAGTATACCAATAAGCTTTCTTTCTTTATCGAGCGTTAGATGGTCATTATTTTTTAGTGGCATTACAAAACATCTGTTGCCAAAAGCTTTCCAATCACCAAAATCACCATACATATAAACTTGGTCTAAAGCTACAAAAAACATATTATCTACAAACATAGATCTACTGTTTTTCTTTTTACCTTTCATGTCATAAAAAACTCTAAAGACATTGTGGTGAACTATTATTTTATCACCTACTTTAACGTCTGTTTTAAATGCCAAAGGTACTGCTACAACTTCAGCTATATTATTTACAGATTTAAAAGACTCAATGCGAGTATTTAAAACTAGTTCTTTGTCACCAACCTTAATTGAATTATCATAACGTTTTTCATCGTAAGGTTTGACAATAAAATCATATAAACTATTCATCAATATTCTAAATCGTATTCAACAGAGATAGCCATATTAGAATTAAACTTCTTCCAAGGCATAACTTCGTTTTCTTTTTTGATATGAATATTGTATGAATTATCACTGCTGTCAAAAAGAATATAAGCTATCTCGTGCCCACCATAGACGGTTTGGCCAATGGAATAGTGCATGGCATCATTTTTGTAATCAGATCCTATACTAATCTTCCTTATGTTCGATTGCATCTTCTTCTTTTTCAATTGGTGTATACTCACCAGTTTTAAGATCAATAGTTACAGCGCCATATTGATCTTCTAATTCAGACTTAGTGTCTTCAATTTCTTTGTTCACCTCTGCTACTTTATGCAGCAAGCTGTGTTTTTCTGTTTCTATAAGACCGATGCGATTTAATATATCGCCAAGCAGTGCTTGTTGGTCATTAACTTTTTTCAGTTGTTCTTCTGTAATTTTCATTT